CTAGTTGTTTCTCTGCTAGGTTAGCTGTTGCTGAGATATAAAGTATTCTAAGTGTTGGGTCTTTGGTTAGTTCCCATGCAACCCTGTAAGCTATAAGTCTTGACTTGCCGTGGTCCCTAGGGAATAGAAGTAGCTGATGTGACTTACTGTCTTCTCTTGTCCACCAATTGCAGACATCTTCGTGGCATTGTCCTAGTACTTGTTCTGGTGCTATAAGTTTAATAAAGGTTACCAGATCATCTTCAGCAGCTATTCTTATTTGATCTAAAGCTGACATTTACTTTAAAGACATCCACATTGCAGCAGCTATAAAGCTTAGTACAGCTACTGTACCCATCTTAACGGTTGTAGACCAAATACTTTTCTTGGTCATTCTCCATGCGTCAAGCAAACTACGCATATCACGTAGATCATTTGCTGCATCTTCATCATGTAATCCTAAAGAACGCAATGCCTCTGCTGCACCTTTTTTAGCTGCTCTATCTAACATTGCTTCTAGTTCTTCAGGAGCCATCAGTCAGCCTCTTGTATCACAAGCGTCCCAGCCTCAACCTGACGCATGATCTCACTGTAGTGGCGGTTGCTGGGGTCTAGGGGGACTGATAGTATTTCTTCATCTATCGTTGCGTTGATAGATGAAACCTCGTTTGTCATCGGGTCTATTGTATATTGAGCTGATGTAATGTTCATATTTTATAACTCCGCATCGAATGAGACACCTGAACCACTACCGCCATCATACAACGCACCTCCCTGACCTATTGTTGCCCCTGAAAATCCTGTAATTAAAAGAGAACCTTGGGTTTTGCTTGAACGATTGGTTCCGATTGTAACACTATCATCTGTGCCAATTGATGGGGTATAAAATTTCGTAACACTGGTTCCAAGAAGCGATGCCGTTGGGACTGCCCTCATTGTAGTGGGAAAGATTACTCCTGTCAGGGCAGCTTGATTAGAGGTTTCTACAACACCCGTCATGTAGTTAGTCGTATCACCATCGTTGGTTAGTATAAAATAATACCTCTGGCACCTCGCCAGTTCATCCCCGTATGACCGATGCTCGAAGGGGGTGGCGGTGCTTAAATCGCCAACTTCCAACTGGACGCCTGTGAGGTAGAAGGTGGCTCCTACATTCGCAATCCAATTAACACAAGAAGATGTTCTGTAAACCTTACTGCCAGTTGTCTGCCAAGAACCTGCCGTTCCATTGTAGTTAGTTCCCGAGCCTAAATCCCAACGTATGCCAAGACCAATGCCGTTAGTATCTAGCCAAGTCCCAGAAGTTCTGCCCTCAATGGTAATAGTTTTATATTCCCAAGTGTTTGCAGATGAAATGTTGTATTCTGCAATGTAGTTTTCTGTTTCTGCACTATTTGCAAGGCCAAGTCCATATGTTCCCGTAACGGAACTGCGAACCCAAAAGGACAAAGTTACAGATTTTGCATCAGATGTTCCCCAATTTAATTGAGAAACATTTTGCCCTTCAATAGCATGAGTAATTCTATAAGCATCACCCGCCGCAATAGAACTGTCAGCGGTTGCAACGGTTAGTGATGTACTGTTCTTAAAGTCTTCTGGAGTAGTCGTTGATTGGGCAACAGTGATTGCACCTCCGCCACCAATATCAACGCTAAATCTGTCTAAGCAGTATTGAGATGCCGTTAGAGAGGAAAATGACGTACCACGTTGCGCCACTTGCATAGCACCATTGATAATCAGGTTACGATTTGACAAGGCACCATCGTCATAGACGTTACCCAAGTCTGCTAACTGTCGTGCCTTGCTCATGCTTTATTCTCCCAACAGGGTAGCCAAGTCCAATGCCTTGAGTTCATCAGGTGTAGTCGCCGCTGCCAAACGTGCATCATTTGTGATGTCACGCAGTGTTGCCTTCTGTGCTGCAATCTCAGCCGCACCAGAGCCAGCTTCCAGAGCCTTCATGTAGGCAACATCCAGATCAGCCAGACGTGGCGCACGTTCTGCACGTAGGTTGTCCTTGTGAATTGCCACAGCCGCAGTCATGTCAATCTCAACAGCATTGCCATTGAATGTCCATGCGCCACGGAATGTGCGGTCTGTTGGAACGGTAAGAGATGCTGCATCACGAACATCTCCGTTGATATTGATGTAAGTTGTCATTGTGCAATTCTCCATGCGTTTCTAAATGACCGATCCGAAGGGATCATTTCAACAGGCACAATCTTCATAATTGTTCTGTTACCTTTGTAATCCCGCCATACGGCAGGGTCTACGTCTTTCATTATCAGATACTCAATCGCTTCTTCCTCAGTCATAGCACCGATAGGCTCTGAGTATGGGTGTTCCTTTGGCTCTCCGTCAGGAACCAAACGATCACGCTGGTAGGTGTCAATAGGTGGCAAGATGTTGCCAGCAAGTGCCGCAGCCATCCAGTTAGGATCAGGGACAAGCACCTTGGCAGGGGCATCTGGCTCCCGTGGGTCTTCGAACAGCACACGATACTTAGACTGCACAGGCTTCAAACGTGACTTGGCTTCCAGTAGGCGTTCCCAGAGATGCGTCATGCTAGGTCTCCGAATGCTGTGGCGTGAGTGTTTGCCATGTCAGCAAAAGTTGACAAGTTGTAGGTTCCAATTTGATAAGCGGAAGTGGAGTTATTTTGAATCTGAAACGGGTACTGAAGACTTAAACTATTGTTACCTGAGACTACGGAGGCGTAATTAGCAGAGGAAAAAGAAGTGCTTATAGTCGCCGTGTAGTTTCCAGTACCGTTATCAGTAAGACTGCTTAAGTTTAGACTATCCCTAGCCGCAATCGTGCCTGTGCCATCAAAATCTACCCAAGCCTTAGCCGACCCATTGACGACATAGCCAGTGCCTACGGATGTTGTGCCATCGGAGATGTTTGATACGACTAGATTGCTCATGCTAGGTCTCCGTGGCACAAAAAGTTTCCATATTCAGCGTCATAAAAGGATGCGCCAGCAAGTTGCCAGAACCCATATACAGCAGATGAGGTCAAACTTGATGCGTCCATCAAGGCGTCTTTTGCACTTCCTGCATCATTGCCAACACAAACTGCGTTGTAGTTTCCTGATGACATAGATGACGAAAAGTTTCCGCTATATATACCTGTATTAAAATCTGTAATACTGCTAATGTTCACACTATCACGAATAGCAACAGTCCCAGTGCCATTAAAATTCACCCAAGCCGCCGCAACCCCTGAGACTGCACGACTAGCTGTTTCGCCTGTGGCCTGAATGTTTGTGACCTTTAGTGTACTCATGCTAGGTCTCCGTGGATTGCAGATTGGACAACAGCCGCATCAACTGTTGAGCCAGCATCATCATATATGCGATTTACATTGGAGCCAACATTGTTAGGCCACGCCATAGCGTTGCCTCTTGATGCCTGATATGCGGCTGTAGAACACGCATAGTCGGTTGCCGAAAAGCTGTTAGTGTAATTTGTCAGGTAGTCACCAATGCCATTGTCTGTAATACTAGATGTATTAAAGCTATTCCTAATGGATAAAGGTGTTCCACCAAAAAAATTAACCCAAGCCTTCGCAGCACTCTGCGCTGTTAGTGTAATCGGCCCAGTACCCGCCGCATCACTAATTGTTGTTGCTCTAATCTCAGACATGTGCGACCTCGTATGCTTGCTTGGCCTCTGCTATTGTAGCAAAAACACCAAGGTGTGTCTTGTTTTTGTAAGCACGAAAACGGTTTCCACGGCGTTGGACACCTTTTGGCAAACCCTCTGCATTCCAGCCCTTTCGATTACTTGATTGCTCCGATGCATTGGCAAGTCTGAGGTTCTGAATGCGGTTGTCATGTTTGTCTCTATTTATGTGATCTACAGTTTGCGAAGGCCATTCACCATGCACAAACCACCAAGCAACATGGGACGCATTCAAATAACGTGAAGAAGCATATAGCTTTAAGTATCCACCACCAAAGTTGCCCGAAACACTGTCACCAGAAAAGTGTTTAGATTTTCCCTTCCCACCATCTTTCATCCAGTAAAAAATGCCAGTGTCAGCATCATAACGATAGTTGCTAGTCAAATATTGTATGCAACTCTCGTCAGGCTTTATAGGTATATTCCAAATCATATTATCGCCAAGTTCCCCCCTGATGTGACGGTGAGAGTGACGCCAGAGGCCACCGTAAGAGGCCCAGCCGCAAGTGCATTCTCAGTTGCGTCAATAGTGACGTTGGTATCTAGCTGTTGCTCATGCACTCTGAAAATATCACCAGCCGCCGCCGCTGGCCCAAGTGTCCCACGTTCACCTTTGTATCTGCCGCCACCGACCGCAGTGCTAAGGTCAACCGCCGTGAACATAACTATGTCAATGATGTCACTCGCCGCAGCGCCTGTCGTTAAAACAACAGTTGAGCCGTTGGTTGCCGTGAAGTCGGTGCCATCGACCAACTTAACGCCGTTCATGTACACGTCAACAAACCCAGCCGTGTAGCCCACCGTATTGAAGGTCGTCTGTGACGCAGTGGCTGTGAACGTCTGCCGTGTCTGGGTTGCCTGTGGCGTGGGTATTGTGCCGATATAAGCTGACATGTTTTATACCTCTTGCGCCGCTAGGTGTGCAGCATAAGCATCCTTAACTTCTTGTGTGTGTACTGCCGCACAAATGGCTTGAACCTGTGTGCTTTCACCTGAGATGTCTGCATTTGGTGCGACTACATGGCGTGAGAATGATCGGCTGATCTCTACACCGTCACGCTTGATGACCGTGGCTGTACGCACCTGAACGTGCTTGAAGTCGCCTACGATCTCTATTTTGTCTTGTACTGTTTCTTCTGTTAGTGCCATCGTTTATCTCC